ACAACACTTGCAATGTTGAGACCGGGGGTTTGATGCCCCCTACCTACACTTTTATACCGTCGTGTCAGAGTTAGGTCAATCGGAACAGGCTCATATCCTGTGGCTTTAATTAGCCTCACTGGTTCAAATCCAGTCGACGGTACTAAAATACCCCTATATCCAAAGTTGTTTCCTAAACAATTATATGTAATTGGAGATGAAAATGCAAGTTCGAATCTTGTTGGGGGTACAAATGAAAAATATGCCCGCTTAACCCGTTCAGGTTTCTACCCTGTTATCGGTAATTGGAGTTGTAAATGTGAATTCGAATCTCATAGTGGGTTCAAAATGGCTTTGTGTTGTAATTGGTAGCCAACCTAGTTTAAGAAGCTAGTGCCGCAAGGTGTGGGGGTTCGAATCCCCCCAAAGTCACATTAAATTAAAGATGTAAGGAGACCGTTTTAGAATTTTTTATAGAACTTAGGTAGGGAATCATAAAAAAATTCAATAATGTAGGTGTAGCACAACGGTTAGTGCGCCTGGTTACCAACCAGGGGACGAGGTTTCGACTACCTCTACCTACTCCAAATTAAAGAATACTTAGATGGTATTCGGAACAAAGGAAATACCCTTATTTCTTGCGATAGATGGTCTTAAAACGACCTAACGATACAAAAGGGCATTGATAGTATTCTTTAATGAAATGCAGGTGTAGCACAACGGCTAGTGCGTAAGTTTTCCAAACTTAGGATGAGGTTTCGACTACCTCTACCTGCTCCATATGGTGAATGTAGCTCAATCGGAAGAGCGCAAGATTGTGGTTCTTGAGGCAGCGGGATCGTAACCCGTCTTTCACCCAAAATATTCCCTTATAGTTTAGTTGATAAAACATAATCTTGGTATGATTAAGAGCATGAGTTTGAGTCTCATTAAGGGATCAAAATAAATGCCACTGTAGCTCAATTGGAAGAGTTTCTGAATACGGATCAGATAGTTGCGGGTTCGAATCCTGTCAGTGGTTCAAAATGGAGGAGTAGCCGAATGGTTAAGAGGCAACAGGTTTAGGTCCTGAAATTTGTGGGTTCGACTCCCACCTTCTTCACGTTGAAAACATTATTTTTATTGATATTATTAAATATTTGGAAGTTTTGTATTATTGTATTTTTATATATAATAAAAAATAATAGTATAATATGGCAAGAAAAGAAAAAGAATATCATTTTATTTATAAAACAACAAATATAATAAATAATAAATATTATATAGGAATGCATTCTACTAATAATTTAGAAGATGGTTATGTTGGTAGTGGTAAAAGATTATGGTATTCTATTAATAAATATGGGAAAGATAATTTTAAAGTAGAAATAATAGAATTTTTAGATAATATGAAATTATTAAAAGAAAAAGAAAGGGAATATGTAAATGAAAATTTACTTAAAGATAAAAAATGTATGAATATTAAACTTGGTGGTGAAGGTGGTTTTACAAGTAATGAAGCTAAAAAAGGTAGAATTGCAACTGATAAAATATTATATGAAAAATATGGTGAAAATTTTCATACTATTGTAACTAAAAAATATCATGATTCATTAACAAAAGAAGATAAAGAAATTTTTTGTAATAAAGTTAAAGATGGTCAATTAAAAGTTGGTTTCAATTATAATACATTTGAGGGAAAGAAACATTCAGATGAATCTATTGAAAAAATGAAACTAACACATAAATTAAATAATCATCAACAAGGAGAAAAAAATTCTAATTATGGAAAATGTTGGATTTATAATAATGAATTAAAACAGAATAAAAAAATTAAAAAAGAAGAATTAGAAAATTATTTAATCCAAGGTTGGTCAAGTGGTAGAAAAATGAAATTTTAGACACTATAAACTTATTTTAATTTTTTATATATAAGAAATATGAAAACAAAACCTTTTATAAATCCAGTTATTGAAAAATTAATGGATGGTACAGAAGAAGAAAAGAAAATACTTGATAAAGCTATGGATGGTGAACCATTCTATGTTGGTGGAAGAAAGTATAAGATTGTTAATATGTAAAAAAAATATTGGTTCCATAGCTCAGTTGGATAGAGCAACAGTTTTCTGAAATAGCGGGCTTTTAAGAGGAAACTTTTAAAATGTAAGTAGTCAAATTCGGTGAAACCTTAACGTAAAGACGAAGGCAATACCGAGCCAAGCCTTGAAAAAGGAAGGTGTAACGACTTGACGGCTACCACCTAAATAGAAATATATGGTGAAGGTAAAGTCTGAGGAGTGGGGAAACTCACACAAACTTGAAACTGTTGGTCATGTGTTCGAATCACATTGGAATCACAAATAATCTGGTAGAATACTGCGTGTGAGAAAGTCTTTTATTGTGGCGTAAGTCTTAGACCACGAACAGATATTAAAAATTAATATTTTTTAGATGGAAAAATGTGATATATGTGGAAAAGAAGTAAAAAACATTCTTGGAATGTCACTTCATTTAAGAATGCATAAGATTAATTTAAAGGATTATTATATTCAGTATAAAGGATTAGAGATTCCAAAGTGTCGTTGGTGTGAAGATCATGTTGAAATTCGTAAAGGAATAATATTTAATAAAACTTGTGGGAAAGAAGAATGTATATCTATGCAAAGTAGGTCATTAAAACACAAACCAGAAACCATTAAATTATTATCAGAACTTCAGAAAAAATGGTTAAGGGAACATATTGATGAACATTCTTGGAAAAAACTTAATAGAAAATCACCACCTTGTGAACATTTAAAAGAAAAATTAAGAGAAAGTGGTTTAACATTTTATGAAGAACATATGCCAATAGTAATTAATAATTATGCAATTGATATAGCATTTCCATATAAAAAAATAGGATTAGAAGTAAATGGTAATCAACATTATAAAAGAAAAATGTTAACAAAATTTGATGATTATCATGAAGAGAAACAATTGGCACCATATTATCAAGAAAGAAAGGAAAAGATAGAAAAAGAAGGATGGATTTTAATTGATATACATTATTCACTTGTTTGGAAACCAAAATTTGTTGATAATTTAATAAAACAATTAAAAGAACAATTAAAAACCCGTAAGGATTTTAATTTAGATCTTGATTTTTCATTTGAAAAAGAAAAAGAAATTAAACATTGTAAGAAGTGTGGTAAAGAATTAGGAATTGATAATAGAAAAAAAATGTGTCCTGATTGTGCAGCTGAAGAAAGACGTGTAACAGAAAGACCACCATATAAGGAATTAATGGCGGAGATTGATAAATATGGTTATACTGAAACTGGTAGAAGACATGATGGTGTTTCTGATAATACAATTAGAAATTGGGTAAAAATGTATAGAAAGAATATGTAAGTAAGTGATAATCACTGATCTATGGTGTAATTGGCAACACGTCGGGTTTTGGTCCCGAAGACTTTAGGTTCGAGCCCTAATAGATCAACAGTAGTTTAACACGCCTCTCGAAGAAGCGCATTTGTTAGGCAGCCCACCCCTCAGAAATGATACACAGGTGGGATTTCGGGATGTGGTGTAGTTGGTAGCATACGTGGTTTGGGACCATGTGGGAACGTAAAAGTCATCGCAGGTTCGAGTCCTGCCATCCCGACATTTTCAAAATATACTTTAAACTATTATTTTTATTTAATATATAAGTGTATAGCTTGAAAGAGTTGAATAAAAATAATTAAATTAAAAATGAGTCAATTAACAGGAGTGTGTAAATTTTTCAACACCCAGAAAGGGTTTGGATTTATCAAAGAAAGTGGAACAGAGAATGAATATTTTGTGCATATAACAGGATGTGTAGATGAAATAAGAGAAAATGATCAAGTTGCATTTGAATTAAAAGAAGGTAAAAAAGGACTTATATCAACAAATGTAAGATTAGTTAATTAAAAACCAATATGTTAAGGTAGATTAAAAGCAGGATTATAAACAAATTTTTTAACAGAATCAATATAACTTATCCAACCAATATCAATATCTTTATTAAGGTCAGATTTAATACTTTTAAGTATATTAAGCATATTAAGTACTTGGGGTGCTTCTGCTTTGTCTATTACTGGTTTAAGTGTATTATTTTTAGATTTCATAACTAAATCAACTTTAGTCATAAGGTCTTTAATTTCTTGTGGTTTATTTACATAATAATTTTCTTCATCAAGATTAATATTTTTAAGAAATTGTAATTTATTTTTAACAATATCATTATGAGATGGGAATAGTTTAAATCCTTCATTGGATTCAAATTCTTCAAATGATGTTACATGTTTCATAATAATATATATTTTTCTTGTATATATTAAAAATAATTATATAATAAGTTGTTTTATAATAAAATTATATATATCTTTGTGTATAAATTAAATACATATACATATGATAAAATTAGATTTTTCAGAATTACAAGATAATGGTTTCAGGATTAATCAGTTAAGATTAGCACATACTTCAAAATATAAGACCAAGAATTTTTTTAGAAATAAAAAAGTTTTCACTGATGCTGGTGATATAATGGGAGAAAGGAATTTTGCTGTTGAATACTTAATTGAAAACACTGAGATATATTACACATTTCATTTGATTTTTAAGTATATTGCCATTTTAGCAATAGTAGTATTATTTGGTATTTTTTTTATTAATAAAAACTTCAATGCGGAAATGGTTACATTTGGAATATCTTTGATGGCTTATTTTATGGCAAGAAAGAAGAAAGAAGATTTTGTAATGTCTAATTTAGGTATTGGACTGGTTGAGAGTATGTATAACTTTGATATAAAAAACAAATTTAATTTATAAAAAAATCCCCATAATGTAAATTATGGGGATTTTTTATTTTATATAGGGAATTAACCATTTTTACCACCACCTGTATGAGCAGAAAGTCCAACTGAACCAACTTCATATTTATTTTCTTTAGGATTCTTAAATAACTTTAAGTTACCACCTTTTTTATCATTTAATACTGCTAAAGTTTTTTGTAGAAGTTCAGCTTTATCTTCTAATGATAAAGATAATACTTCTTCTTTTCTTGCTGGAAAATTAGTCAAAGACCTAGAAAATAAGCTAACTAAAAGATCTCCTGCTTTTTTATCATCTTTAGGATTTTTAGCAAAGAAATTTTCTATACTTTTCTTACGTGGGTCAAGTACATTGGTTATAAATTCACCAACACCTTCATTAACTTCTTCAGTTTCTTTAACTGAGAATTGTTCAAATGTCATCACATGTTTTAAATTTTCCATATTAATATTATTTTTATTTTATAATTAATTATCCTTTTTTACCACCACCTGTATGTGCTGCAAGACCTACACCACCAACTGTATATTCACCTTTAGTATTTTTAAATAATTTTAAAACACCAATTTTTGAATCACCTAGTTTTTCTGATGCCTGTGTTAAAATACCAACTTTAGTTTCTAATGGTAATTCTAATATTTCTGTTTTTAATGGTGGTATTTTAGCAAATGTTGATGCAAATGCACTTGATAAAAGTTTATTAGCTTTGTTGTTATCTGTTGGATTTTTAAGGAAATTATCAATATCAGTTTTTACACTGGTAAATAATCCTTCATTAACTGTATCATTTTCATTAACTGAATATTGTTCAAATGTCATAACATGTTTTAAATTTTCCATCTTATTTAAATAAATTTTTAATTAAAACTAAGTTTAATTAAAAGTATATATTAAATAAAAAAACTCATTTTTTGAAATTATGAAAGAAATAAAAATTTATATTGCATCACCCTATACAAAAGGTGATACTGCGATGAATGTTAGATTTCAAATGGATATTGCAGACCAATTAATAGAATTAGGTTTTTATCCTTTTACACCACTATATTTTCATTTTCAACATATGTTTAAACCAAGACATTATACAGACTGGATGAAAATGGACTTTGTTTGGTTAGCTCAATGTGATTGTGTGATTAGATTCTATCCTGTACAAAATGGTGAACTATTAGGTAGTCATGGTGCAGATTTAGAAGAACAGGAAGCAAAGAGATTGGGAATACCAGTATTTTATTCAATTGAAGAAGTAGTGAATTATTACAAATAAAAAAGGGGGAATAATTTCCCCCTTTTTTTACAAAACAATTTTATTTTCCTTTATTCTTTTCTCCATTTTCTTTTTAATGACAAGGAGTTTTTTAAGTCTTTCACTTCCATATTTTTCAAAACAGATAGGACCAATACCCATTTTAATAGAACCTTCTGTGGTTAGGGTTTTGGCACAGCAACCACAAGTACCTAAGTGATGAAATTCCATTGTATTAGGGAATTCTTTATCCTTTTCAAACTGGTTCAATAACCATTTAACACCTTTAACAGCACCACCATCTTCAGTAAGATAGGATTTTTTAGAATGAAGATACTTATTTTCTTCAATTTTAATACAACCTAAGAATTCATACCCAAAACTATTTCTTACTGAAATGTAGAGGATATTTTCATCATATTTAGGGTTAGGAATTGGTTTACCATAACCCATTTTAAGAGTTTTAGCCATTGGTTTGACTTTATACTCATAAGAAATACCACTTAATGATTTAAGGATAAATTTTCCTTTTCCACCAAAGAAATACATTTGTATTTCATCTTTTCCTAAAAGTCTAATTCCAGTACTTTTCATTCTGATTTTATACATAGGTGTAAGTATTAATTATTTCTACAAAGATAAGATTAAAAAATGAATTAAAAAAATTAATATATAAGAATATGAAAAAAGTGAAAAATTATGATGATTATTTATTAGATTTATTAGTAGAATCTATTACATCTGAAGCACCATTGTTATTTTCAGAGAGATTTAATAATTTACTTAGACAAATAAAACATCCAATAAGTGATTATTTTTTGACAAATTATCTTAAACCAGGATATAAATTTACATATGTTGATTTGGATGATAGTGGTATAGACAAAGTATCTTTCATTACTACTACTAAAGCAGTTGAAGTAATATCAGATTGGAATGGTACAGATAAAGAAAAATTTAGTGAATTAAATAGTAATACTAACATGGTTTTTAATAATCTTATGTATAATAGTAATTTAAAAAATCTGATGTATTCTAAATTTAGATCAACTACATCAATTGGTAAATTAATTGGTAAATTATTTCCTAAACAATTTAAACCAGCTCTTGAAAAAGATAAAGATGGTAAACCAACTAATTTAGGTGAAGATATACAATCATTTGTAGATAAATTTAAATCATTAAGGGATGTTACTCAATTAAAGTTAGTACATGGTGATGATATTGTTAAATGGTATCTTAGAGATAATTATATAAATGGAGAAGATACAGATGGTACATTAGGTAGTTCCTGTATGAGATATGATAGATGTCAACAATTTGTTCAATTTTATGTAGATAATAAAGATAAAGTTTCTTTATTAATATTACCTACCAAAAATGAAAATGGTGAAGATAAAATAAAAGGAAGAGCTCTTGTATGGAAATTAAGTGTTCCAGAAGAAAGAACATTCATGGATAGAATTTATACTGTTAATGTTTATGATGAAGAATTATTTAAAAGTTATGCTAAAGATAAGGGATGGTTATATAAAGCACATCAAAATAGCGGTGTAGAAGAAATAGTTGATACTAAAGATGATACAAAATCTTATTTAGATATGGAAGTAGATGGTATTGTAAATAGTACTACTGATTATTACCCATATATGGATACATTAAAATATTATAATGAAAATGATGGTATTTTAGCAAGTGATGATAATAGATTTAGTGGAGAAGAACATTATGAATTAAGTAGTACAGGTGGACATCGTAGTGAAGTTGAAAGTAATGAAAATAGAGTTTGGGTTGAATTTTATGAAGAATATTTTGATGAAGATGATTTAGACTGGTGTGAATTAGGAGAAGAATATCGTACACATGATGATGCTGTTTGGTTAAATTTTTATGAACAAAGTGCTACACAGGAATATGTAGATTCGCATATGACTGAATGTGATTATGTTAAAGGATATGGTTATGACCGTTATAGAAAAGATGGTGATTATATTGAAATATATGGTAGTAATGAAACAGCTGCTAATGATTATGCTGAAAATAATTTATCTTATAGTGGATATCATAATGATTATTTACCGGAAGGTGAAGATGTATTTTCAGAATATCATCAAGATTATATCTATAGACAAGAAGCAGTGGAAGTATATATTACTGAATCTGCATCTGAAACAGATTGGAGAGCAGAAGATGATGGTAGTTGGTGGGAATGGGATCATGATGGAGAAAAATATGATGAAAATGTTAAAAAAGAAGAATTAGAAGAATATCACGGACTTAATGATGAAGAAGATGTAGAAGAAGACATAGAAGAATAAAAAAAGGGGAAAATTACTTCCCCTTTTTCTTTTAAAATATTAGACTACCTTCATTATCCCAACGACAATATAGTTTTCCATTTTCTCTTAAAATAACATATTTAAGTGAATCAACATTATTTTTACTCATACAATCATCATCCATTACAGTTGACATTCCTTCAATTGAATATACCTTACCACCAAAAGGAAGAACATAAAGACATTCACCGGAACCTTCAATATAATATTTAATTGAATTTAAAGTTACATCAGAACAAGCATGTTCATTAACCCATTTAGTTTGTGCTAAATCATCTTTACTTGAACTATATAACTTTCTGAAAGTTACTTGGTCAGGTTTCAACTGAACTAATTTGGTTATTAATTTATGAGGATTTACATTTTCATAGTCAGAAGTCATATTAAGACTTAATCTGATATTAAAACCATTTTCTTTTAGAAAAGAAATAAGTCCATCTAATTTGAATTGAAGGTTTTCTTTAACACCAATGATTTCCATATTCCTTACATCATCAAATACATTAGATACAGAAAGACTGATAGTATTAACACCCAATTCTTTAAGAAGATTAATATTAAACCAATCTGCCTTTTTAGCACCATGTTTATCAACTATATACTGAAATGTTTCAAGCATTACACCTGAAGTTTGGAGTTCTACATTAGGGAATGGTTGACCCATTTCATTAAAAATTTCTACTAAATTAGTTAAAAACTTTCTATTTTGAAGAGCTTCACCTGTACCTGTAAGAATACAAGTATTAATATTATTCATTATTGCCCATTTAATCCTTTTGGTTATCTGTACTTTATCAAAAGTATCACAATAAGGATTATCATGCATCTTACTAACACAAAATTTACAATCATTTACACAACCTTTGGTTGGAACTACAATAGAAATTGTTTGGATATTCATAATAGATTTGTTTTGATTAGAGTACAAAGATAAATAAAAATATTAATATATCCATTTTTTTTTTTTTTTTTTTTCTTTAGTTAGTGCATAATCTTCAAGTGATTTAATTTTAAAATGTTTAATTTTTAAAATTTTCATTGTTCTTTCTAATAACGTTTTGTTAATTCTATCTATCTGTTTCCATCCCTTAACTTCTAATCCATTAGCTCTTAACATAGTTCTGGTTGTTTCATACATAGTAGCAGTGGGTATTTTTTCAAATATTTTTAATTTACAATGTACATAAGAATCTGGTAAACTTTCATATAAATCATTACCATCATAAAATAAACCACTTGATGTTAAATCAACTTTAGATAATAAATTATAAAATCCTTCAACATGGTCATTAAATTTCCAATGTAAACCTGTATATGGTCTTATTAATTGAACAATCTTATCATTCTTATTAATATAAGTCTTTGGTTTAAATATACATTCAATACCCTTATACATATCATAAACATCTGGTTTAACTAAATCTACTAGTTTATAACCATGCATTTCCAATACAATAGTCATTACTTTTAATGATTGAGATAAACCCATTACATCAATATCTTTAATATTTTCTACTTTACCACCTGATACAATATCCCTAATAGCACCACCAAATATAACACAGAAATCATTTCTATTAAATAATTCATCTGAATTAAATTCTAAGTATTCATCTAACTTACTTTTAATTAATTCTTTTTTCATTTAACATAGTTTAAAAACCATCTCTGAAACATATTAGGTAATATGGTATGGTCTGAGAAACCATATAAGCCACAACTAAAGAAGTCATGACATTCGATTACAAATGTATTAAAATAATTAACACCCACATCTAAAGTATATGCAATAGGTGCATCTTTATATTTTAATATCATTCCTTTAATAGTATCCACACTTGGAAATCTTGTAAAGTCACCTGAATAATTATGTAGTCCAACTAATTTTCCTTTATAGATAAATGCTCTCCATTCACTTTGAATATCAACATATTGTGACATTTGATAATTTCCTGGTAGAATGATAGTATTTTCATTTACATCAATAATTTCAGAAAATTCTTTTATTTTATCATTACTTTTAATAAACCATTTTCCTCTTAAAGTATTGATATCTTTTTCAGTACCATTCATTATATTTCTATATGTGGAATTAAATAATACTTCTGGTACATTAATAGGTTTAGGTGTTTTTTCATAAAAGTATTGTAGAAATGCTGTTACAAATTCAACACTTCCAATAGGTATATATGCATTCATATGTGATTTAAAACAATCATCTTTAAATTCAATTGTTTTATATTTCATATAGTTCTTATCATCATGTAACCAATTCTGATACCTTATTGATTCTAATAAGGTGAAGGAGAAATCATGTTTGATTTCCCCATCAATCTTTTGTATTAAAAATTTCATATGTTTATATTTTAAAATATTCCTAAGAATTTACTTCTTTTTTTAGGTTCTTCTTCTTTAACTGTTTTAACTTCTTTTAATTCATCTTGAATATTTTTTTCCCGGTTAAGAAGTTCATCTTCCATTTGTTTTAATTCCTTTTCTTTTTCAAGTAAAATTGCTTCTTGGTCAATGAGTTCTTTCTTTTTAAGAAGTTCTTTCTCTCTAGTTTTTAAAAGTTCTTCTTTCCTTTTCAGTTCATCTTTTTTATCAAGAAGACTTTTCAATTTTTTAAGTTTTTTTGATCTACTATCATTTGAAAGTGTTAATGTTAAATCATCAATTTCTTTCAGATAATTCCAAAAATCTTTAGTCATAAGACCTTGCATTGGTGTATTCTGAACTTCAAGTACAAGAAATTGACCAACATTAGGTACACCTGTTTCAATCTTTTTAGTAAGTTTATCAACAGTCCATAAAGTATTTTCAAGAGTACCTAATGTGTAGAATCTACCACCCCATAGACGTTGCCAAGAATAATGATATTTCTTATCTGGTATGTTTGATTTTAACTCATTTTCAATAAAATGTTTAAATTTTTCATTTACACTAGAATCATTATTACTGACTATCAAAAAATGTTTTTCTTTTGGATTTGGCATATCATTAAGTTTTAATATTCAACCACAAAGATAATAATAATTATTGTCTTTCCAAAAATTTCTTATAGTTTTCTATCAAAGATTTAATATTTCTTCCTCCAACAGTATTCTGTGAATGAACCAAATAATCAGGTGGTGCTAAATTATTATCAATACAATAATCAACTAACCATTGTGCACAGTGATAACCAGTCTTTTCATTATATTTACTATAATCAATAACACCATTTATAGGAGTTTCATAGTGAATATCTGCTAAGTCATGATCAAAGCTTATGGTATTAGGCATACCATTTTGAGTTATACATGAAACAAATTCATTATAACTTCTAACAATATCCCATTTGGCTTTATTGTAAATTGGATTTCCTGTGTAGAAGAAAGAATCTCCAGGAAATCTTTCATCATCTAAGTATAGGTTGTACATTTTCTTTAATTTTTTTAATTTTTTTAATTCTTCTATCTAATAAGATAGATTCAATTACTTCTACATATAATGGTGGAATCTTTATTTTTAATATATTATTCAAATGTTCGGTATTACAATCAATAAATTTAATCCATTTTAAAGGATCCCCACCTTTTATACCATAAGTACCCCAAAGTAAATTATTTTTTTTCTTTTCAAATGAATCATCTTCATATAAAAATAATGGAATGAAATCATACATACCACCAACTGGATATCCATATCTAATATATTCATGACCACCATCCACAAAATATTCTTCATGTGATTGATAGTCATGAACATCCCTTGATATTATAATAGTACCATCAGGTGTTTGTAATGCATTTTGAATAATGTTATTCATTTCCAAATATTTTTTTAATTACTTCAAATTGTTCTTCAATAGAATAACCATGTTCAACCCCAATTATAAATTGTTTTAATAATTTATCCATTGTCATATCCATAGATTTTAAAGATTCATTTAATACAAGATGAACTTCTTCTTCAGTCATCCAATCTTCTCTTATAATATCTAAGAAAAGATTCTGGATTCTATCTTCTATGTTTGGTAATTCTACACTCATTTTATCTTATATTTTTTCATTAACCACATCATAAAAACAAAAAACAATCCCATAAATCCCCAAAGAAATAAAAATGCTTCATCAGATATATCCTTACTTCCTTTATCTTTTTTTAACTTCTTGTTATATATAATTGCAGCAATTAATCCTACAATAAACCAAAAAATCCATATCATAATTTTAATAAGTTTGTTGTACTTGAGCAAAACTTAATTCAAGTGGTGTTGAACGACCAAAGATTTTAACATCCAATTTAAGTTTTCTTTTATCATTATTAATTTCTTGAACAGTTCCATTAAATCCAAGAAATGGTCCATCTACAATTTTAATAGATTCACCTATATTGAACTTTTCCATTGACTTTTCATCAGCATTCGCTAAATCATCCATTTGTCCTAATATCCTTGTTACTTCATCCGGTCTTAATGCAGTAGGTGTTTTATCACCAAGAAATCCAACTACAAAGTTAATGATTTTATTTAAACCACCTAATTCACCAATAATACTTGGATCAGTTTCAATTAAGATATAACCAGGATAGTGATTCCTTTCATTACCAACTTTCTTTCCTTTTCTCATATGGAATACCTTTTCCATAGGAATGACAATTTGTTTAACTTTATCACCAAATCCTAAGTTTCTAATTTCACTTTCAAGTTGTTCTTTAACTTTCTTTTCTTTACCAGCAACTGCTCTAATTACATACCATTTTGTATCCATATTTTATTTATTATTTTATTTATTTTTAATTTTCTTTGTTTTTCTATACTATCAGTAATAAGATTATCAATATAATTTTCTATTCCTTTATAATCATATACATTAATACTATAAGGTCTACTATGTGTTAACCATAAAAATCCAAACCATAATTTATCTACTCTCCAATTTTCACCAAATGGTGATGTATATTCATATACATATCTATATTTAGATTTCACTATTCATTTATTTTTTCTGAGTAATCAAAATCAAATTTATCTAATTTTTCTCTTATTTCCTTATAAGTATCAGTTTGTCTAATAAGAAAAGGAATTACAAAAAGTGGTGATAATATCCACATAATTACTGACCTAATTAACCAAGGTAGAAAATAATATATTCTACCTAATTTACTTAATACTTCCCAATCTTCTTTTATATGATTAGTATAAAATTCTGAAAGGAATTCATAAAATAGTTTTTTCATATTTTTATTTTTTATTTTTTTCATTAATTATATCATCAGAAGTCTTTCCACATTTTATACATGGACTACCATCTGATTTAAATTTATGTTTACATTTTTTCATTTTTTAATTTTTTAATTTTTTCTTTTCTTAAATATATATTTGCTTCTTCAATATAATGTTTAAGGTGTATTTTATCTTTATCAATAATAAAATTTTCAAGTGTTAAGTTTGCTGCTCTATAATCTTTACCATTTCTTATTAATTCTTTATTTATTTCATCAGTTTTTTTAAGTAATAGTTGATATGCCTTTTCAATTAATGGTGATGTTTCAACATTCCATAATTCTTTATTCTCTTTACTTAAATCCATAATTTATTTATTGACTTTTCACTTTCAATTAATTTTCTTCTTGTTTCTTTTCTAACTTCATCCATTCTATCATCAAAATCTTTCCATTCTTCCGGACTAATTTTTCTTGTTATTGAATCATCAACAAACTTTGTTTCTATTTTCATAATTTTATTATTCTTATTTTTTGATGTTTTTAAAATCATTTTAATAAGTTCATCCTTTGACAAATCCAAAAGATTTCCAAGATAATCTTCACCAAATTCCATCCTATCAACACAAATTCCTATACTTTTATTCCCGGTACAACCTTTATGTGTTCTAACATATGGATTACTATCATGAAAGAATGTATTACACCCATAACAAAAATGTCCTTTGCTTATCATATTTTTAATTTTATAGTTAATAAATCACCTTTTAATTCAAAATCATATAAGTTCTTACTATTTGGATTATTATCTAAACTAAGTAGTGAACTTCTTTTAATATTATCTACTATTTCCTCATAAAATTGATTATCAAATAGATAAAATTGGGCAGTCTTAATAGTTCCATCTACATAGATGATATCTTCAATATAACCAATAATTTGATTTTTATATTTTAAAGGGGATTTCAATATTATTATATTTAATAAATTTATAAAAGTTTAAATTATTGTTCTTAGTAGGGGAAGAACTTTGCGCAGACCGAATGAAATTATCATAAGTCTAGTCCTTCCCTCTTACCTAAACACCATCATTAGCTTTGCATTTTATATGATGGTAGTGGGGTTTTCACCCATCTTTGAAACGAAGTTCTAACGAACCTCATTTATAGTATAATTTTTTTATAGTTAGACATTTCTTTATTCCATTCATAATCACTTGGATTGAATGTAATAACTTCTATATCTAAATTATGTAAGAAATAATCACCAGCATCTCTTGCATTATCTTCACTTAATAATTGATAAATGTGTTCTTCTGATGTTCCTTCATCAGTAAAGAAATCATTTATTTTTATTTCATCATCTGAAATAGTAAACTTCATTGAATTAATAATAACTTCTCTCATATATTTATATATTAAACTTTAACTTTAAGATAATTCAAATACCATCTTGTAACATCTTCTTTTTCAGGAAACCACCCATTATTTTCTTCAATGTGGTACTTACAAAAATCATTTAATGTAAGTTTGTATTTATCCACATCAATTCCTTTACAATCACAATAATTATCAACATAATTTTCATAGTTGATACTACCTGATTCATGGAGTTCATAAGTTAATTCAACTCCTAAATCATACAAAAAATCTACTAATGTGTTGTTCATGGTTAATGTTATTATTTTTTTATTTATAAAAATTTATAAGTGTTTCTCTGTTACTAAATCCTCTACTTCTTGGGCTCATAATTACAATTGGTGCACCCTGTGCTGCTTTATAAACTGATGTTCTCATTTTATTTACAGCAAAATCAACTTCATTTTCCCAACCATTCAAATCATATTTATAAACTTCTTCCATTTTAGGAAAATAATCTATATTTAAAGATTTATCATTATAATCATCTACCAACTGTTTTTTAGTTTTTCTATCTCTGATTAAAGATGCACAGATACCAGACTGTACCCAATAATCAATTGGATCTTCATTTGCATCAGGTAATTCAGCAGCAGGTTTAAATCTACCATCAAAAATTTCATTAGGGATAATTTCTCTACCTTCTGATTCATTGATATATTTTGCTAACTGGAATAATTCAACTTTTGTTAAATCACCAATAATTGCATGAACACCAATTGAACCAATGTCATGAAAAGATGCCCATCCTAATACAATTTCAGTATGATTACCAGTTGCAACAATACCTGACTTAAACTGATGTGATGCAGCCAATCCTTGTACTGTTCTTAACACTGCTTGTACTGATGCTTTTCCAGTATCAGATAATGTTTCATTAAAACTATTTGTATGAACTTCAATAATTTTCTGATAAATATCTTCAATTGGATTAGTGAAATAACTAATACCTAAGTTATCACTTAATTCTTTTACAAATTTCAATGATTTAGTATTCAATGATGATGGATTAGTAATTAATACCGTATTATCTTTACCCATTGCTTTCTGAACTAAATAAGCTACAATTGCTGAATCTAATCCACCGGAAATATGTACTTGTCCTTTTTTAATCCCCATTAAACCAAAGTATTCTTTCTGTTCAAATACAATAGCTTCAATTATTTCTCTATATTTTTCTTTTTCATAAAATTCAATTGGTGTAGTATCATTTAAATTAAAAGTAGTAGAAGTTTCAACAAATTGTGGAAGTGCACATATCATTTCACCATTCTTATTAAATGACATTGAACCACCATCAAAAATAACAATGTTCTTTAAGATATCACCAACACCAAGTGCATTCACTGTAATTACATCAACATTATTATCTTTAGCAATTGAAGAAAATAAATTATATCTTTTCTTCTGTTTATTGTAATAAAAATAAGACTGATTTGGGATAATTAAAAGTTCTGCACCCATTTGAACCATTTCTTGTGGGATATTTCTACTATGGTCAAGATACCAAGAATCTTCACAAATAGGAATACCTATAAAAATATTAACATTTTTACTTGGAACATTAAGGTTAAATATTTTAGTTTCAGTACCAGCACTAAAATATTTCTTATCTTCATGATGGTCTGTTGATGCTAAAATTTGTTTATCATAAAATTCAATATGGTCAGTGGAAATAACTGCAACAGAATTCTTTAAGATAGGAAATCCATTTCTATGTACACCACAAAATCTAACAACACCTACAATTACAATACCAAGATGGTTATTTTCAATCATAGTATTCTGAATATCAAAAATCTTATTGAATTGGTCTTTTACAAAATCAATTCTATCCCATAAAGAACCACACATATAACCGGATATTGCAGTTTCTGGAAATACTGAGATTAATGTATCATTAATTATATCAGTTTTAATACAATTAAGAATTTTATTGGTGTTTCCAACAATATCACCAGTGATAACTTTTATCTGATTAACAGATATATTGATGTTTGACATAAGTATATTTTAATTATTAATACACAAAGATAATACTTATTTTAATTATTTACAAATATTATTTCTTTTTTATATACTTAAACCAAGAAAAAGATTTTCTTTTTTTAAGATAAAATAAATCATATTCATTTGTATATGCTTCTCTTTCAAAAGATAAATTCATATAAGCATCAACATTAATAAATAATCTAATAACCCATTCTATTAGATACCATAAATAAAAGAAAAGAATAAACATTTCCAATTGTTGTTTCCAATGAATTTTTTCATGATTAATAATAAAACTATTATTTATATGTTTTTCTTTAATATAAATACCAAAAGGTGCAAGTGTTATACCAGCTGCATTTCCAAATGTTATAAATGTAACAAACCAATTCATTTTCTTAACTTTAGGTTCAAACATAATAAAATTATTTTTTTCTTGCTTTTATTTCAGCATCACTTGCAATATCATGAGCATCATTATAAGTTAAATTTTTATTTTTCATATCATTTCTTTCTGTTAGTTCATGAACAATAGTAGCATATTTATCTTTATCATTCATATCTTTATCAATCCAAACTTCATCTTCCGGAATATAATTTGGATAAATATATGCATGACCACCCATTGTCATATCAATATCAAAGTTATCTCTAACAAAAGTACCATCTACTGAATAAATTTTTATTTTATCTTTAGTAGTGGTTATTAATTTCTTATCAAAATCTTGTGATTGTTTATAGGTAATTGTTTTACCTCTTTTATTTGCTTTCTTATCTTTATCAGATAAAGGGGATTTGTCAATAATTTTATCAGTATCTTTATACTTAATATTTTCTATTTTACCACCTGTCTTATCTTTGAATTCTTTTAAATCAAATTCTTCTTTTGATTCATTTATAAATTGACTAAACCTTTTTATCATCTATTAAGTTATTATTTTTAATAATCTTCATCTTGCATACGTTCATCATCTATTGCTTGTTTAACTTCCCATATTGCATCATCTAATGATAAAACACTATATCCTTTTGATTTTTTATTATAAAAAACTAAATGTTTATTATTTTCATTTTGATCATCAGCATATTTTTGGGCATCTGGTTTATTTAAAAATACTTTATTAATTTCAGTAGTACCATATATATGAGCTACCCATAAATCTGTATAAGGACTTAAACCATTATCAGTTTTAGGTCTACTTTGTGGAGCAGGTTGAACATCAGGTCTTTTAGAAGTAACATTTTTATTATTACCTATTTCATCACCTTCTCTAATTCCTTCATTTAATTCTTCAAATCTTTTTAAGTTTTTCATATTATATCACATAATTTTTTAAAAATATTTTCATCATATCTTATTCTTAATAATTGTATATTATTTTCTCTACAAAAATCTGTCTTAATTTTATCTCTTTCTTTTATTTTACTTAATGTATCTTCACCTCCCCAATATTTAACAGGATTATAATGTTGTTCTCCATCAAATTCTATACAAGTATTTAATTTTGGTAAATAAAAATCAAATTTTAAAGGTTTTAAGTATTCACAGCTTTTAAAAGTTTTTTGAATTTCATAATTAATATTTTTACTATCTAATATTTTTTTAATTTTTATTTCACCTTTACTATCATTACATTTTGGACAACCAGAACCATCCAAATGTGCGTTTGGTGTTTGTTCAAACATACCATGTGTTTTACATATAATTTTAATTTTTGTAAATGAATTTATATAATCACTTAATGAATAATCATATATATTATTATGTACTTTACTTGCTTTTTTATTAAATTCATCAGTTGTTACATCTTTATTTGCACATTTTAAACATCCACAACCACTTAAATGACTATTTGGTATTTGTTCAAATTCACCGTGTATAGGACATATAATTTTAACTTTATTATTAACACCATTATAATTAAATAATGAATAATCATAAAAATTATTATGTATAATTTTTAATTTTTCTATAATTATTTCTTGTGTGTATTTTTCAGCCATTATTTTCCAAATTTATTTTTAATTAAATTTAAAAATATCCAGGCTTCTTCGTCATTTCTTAAAATTTTAGTACAAATTGGTAAAGTCCAAGGTGATACATTTTTAATAGTATAAACATCGGGTTTTCCATCCAACCCAACTTTTTCTCCCAGCCAGAGAAAAATTAGGTGATTCTTCCAATCTGAAACCTGTAATTCTGCACGGGTTCCATCACCTGCAACCTTATCATATTTAATTAAGTTACTATCACAGAAATTTAAAATATGTAAATCTGGTAATTTAATTTCTTTATTAATTTCATCTACCCATTGATTCCAATCTTCATCACCTTTAGATGCATTTAATTCACCTTTTTTCCATTTACTGAACATATTTGAAAATGTAGTATCTGCTTCTCTTTCTGGTTCATTATTTAATGGATTAATAATTAAAGGTTTACCAAATTTAGATGTATTAATTTTTTTATCAAGTCCAATATTTTTAATATCTTCACCTCTTACTACACATTCTTCACCAAAGAATTTTTCAACATCTTGTCTCCAATTGTTAGGATCACTACTAAAATCTATTCCACCACCAAGATAGAGTGCGTTAACATGGTCAATACCAGTAAGGTCAGTAGGGTCTAATACTTTAAGACCTTCTAACATTTTAGGTAACATTCTTTCTCTATTTTTAATAAGAAATCTTATTGCTACTTCAGTAAGCCAATTAGATAATTTAAGTTTAATAGGATCTAAGAAACCTTCATTAAGTGATTCTTTAGCATAGCTCATTTTTTTAAGAACTACTTCTAAGTCTTTTCTTTCTTTAAATGGAAGAAATAATAATGCTTCTAATTCACTCATTGCATTATCTTCAAATCTTTCATTTACAAAATTATCCCAAGGTTTAATTGTTTTCATATTATAATTTGTTTGTTTTTTATATTTACTTATATATTAAAAATATATCTTTTATTTTTTAATAATTGACTTTTGATATTTAATATATAAAAGTATAAAATTATTAAACTTAAAAAATGTTAAAAGCAATTAAAATAAGATTATATCCAGATAAAGACCAAGTAATTTACATCAATAAATTACTTGGTTCTTGTAGATTTGCTTATAATCAATGCCTTTCATATAAAATAGAAGAATATATAAAAACTAAAAAATCAATTAGTTTTGGGGAATTAGGTAAATATTTATTACAGATAAAAACTGATAATTCATTTTTAAAAGAAGTTCATTCAAAAGTTCTTCAACAAACTTTAATAAATCTCCAAGGAGCATATACCAATTTTTTTAAAAATAAAAAAGGATTTCCAAAATTTAAATCAAGAAAAGATAATAATCAATCTTGTAGATTTCCAGTGGATGCAATAATGGGAATAGAAGGAAACAGAATTAATATCATTAAAGTTTTAAAAGATATTCATTTTAAATGTTCAGTAAAGGATGAAGTTTATTTAAATAAATATCAGAATTTAATAAAATCCGGAACTTTAACTAAAACAAAATCAAATAAATATTATTTTTCTATATTGATTGATAGAAATGATACTAAAATTTTACCAACATCAACTAATATAATAGGAATAGATTTGGGAATAAAAGATTTCATAATTACTTCAGAAGGAGTTAGTTATGAAAACATTAAAGTGAAAAGAAATAATGAAAAAAAGTTAATTAAATTAAATAGACAACTAAGTAAAAAAACAAATGGATCAAAAAATAAAGAAAAACAAAGAATAAAACTTGCAAAATTTCATGAAAAATTAAACAATCAAAAAGATTATTATTTACATTCAATAGTGAATCAATTACTTAATGAAAACCAAGTGGTAGTAATTGAGGATTTAAATGTAAGTGGAATGATGAAAAACCATAAATTAGCTAAATCAATTCAAGAATTATCAATAGGAAGATTTAATCAAATTTTAGAATATAAAGCTGATTGGTATGGTAAAGACATCATTGAAATAGATAGATGGTTTCCTTCAAGTAAATTATGTTCTGTATGTGGATATAAAAATGATAAATTAACTTTATCTGACAGAGAATGGGTTTGTCCAAAGTGTCGTACAAAACATAACAGGGATTTAAATGCTGCAATTAATATAGAAAAAGAAGGAAAAAGAATTTTATTAATAAGTAAAAATAAAATAGGGTTGAGTTCACCCGAATATACGCTTGTGGAGAGTAGCTCTATGGACGACCGTCAAGAAATTGACCTAAGAAGTACCTACTCAATGAAGCAAGAAAAGAATATCATTAATGATATTTATTAATCATCATTTAATGATAGAATTATATATTTATTATTCATTTCATCTTTTGTTATAAGTGGTCTGGTATTAGTTCCAAAAAAATCAATACCATTCTTTACACATTCTTCTCTGATTGATTTATGTAGTGCATATTGGATTAAAATATATGCTTTATTATCTCTTAATTCAGGTGTAACAAATACAAATTCCCATCTATCTTGATGAATAGTTACAAACACTTGTTTTAATTGTGGACATTCTTCATTAATTTTCTTTTTTGCCCACTTAGATAATTCATAATATTTTTTTATACTAAAAGGTATAATAACATTTAGTATAATTTGTTCATCATTTTCCATAGATTCAAACATTTTATATGTTAAAATTTTTGTCATTTTTATTTTCTTAATTTATCATCAATAACAACTTCATCTTCACTTATATTACCACTTACTGATAGATGTACTTTATCTAATAAATCATCTATAAATTTCTTATATCCATTTTTATAAAGATACACAAAATTTTTAAGATTTTCACCCATTTCTTCTTCATCATCAAAATCTTCAATAGACATATTTAAAAATCCAGTATAATCTTCACTATTATAATCTAATTGATAATCTTTAGATACATATTTAATGATTTCTATTGCACTGGATAATTTATTAAGTAAATCATCTAATACTTTATTTCTAGCACTTAATATTTCTGACTCTGATTTAGGTAACATTTTATCTCTGATACTACCTTCATTTATTTCTTCAAATCTTTTTAGTTTCATATTATTTATTAAATTTTTTAATAGTATCAATTAATAATTGAACTTCTTTATCACCTCTAACAATTTTAGTTACTGAACCAATAGTCCAAGGGGAAATATTTTTAGTTTTAAGTCTTATTTTTTCACTATCAAACATATCACTATCTACCCACATAAAGATATTTTGTTTTCTATTCATTGATAATTGTAATTCACCTTTTGTACCTGCACCAGCTGTACCATCCCAATGAACAAAATTTGTATCACAAACATTAAATGCTCTTAAATCAAATGCAACTACATTAGTATTAAAATAAGATTGTAACTTATTAAATTTTTCTGAATCTTTATTAAAAGGTTCATCAAATTCACCACCTTTAAATGCTTTATAAGCATCTTTAAAATCAGTATTATCTCTAATAACTTCATTTCTTAATGGATTAAATAAAATTGGCATCTTATATTTATCTTTAGTCTTCTGACTTAATTTTCCACTTAAACTTAATTCAATTGCTTCTTTTGAATACATCACATGTGGATTTGGTTCTTGTTCACTGAATTGATCTTCAAACCAATATCTCCAGTTTTGTTCTATGTTAGTAGCTGCATCAATACCACCACCAAGATAGATAATTTCACATTTTTTAATATCTGAAAAATCAGTTGGGTCAAATACATTTATAACTTTTATCTTTGCATCTAAATGTTTTTCAGTACTTTCAATTAAGTATCTGATTGCTTGTTTAGATAACCATTGGTCAAATTTATATTTGATATTATCCCATAATCCTTCTGTAACAGGTTGTTTTTTAATCAAGGTTGCTTTTAATTCTTTAATGGCTGATAATGGCATATTAGATGTTAAAAGTTCATCAAATAAATCTTTGTCTGTAAAATATAGACCTTCATTAAGGAATTTATCATATTTAATTATATTATTCATAAAATAAAATGTTTATTTTTCAGTATATATAAAAATAATAAAATAATAAATATAATATATCATAATCTCGCACCTTTTTTATTTTTCCTTTTTAATATATAGAAATATGAAAACTTTTAATCAATTTACAAATGAATCTATAAGGGATAAAATGATTCCTAAATCAGAAAAAGATATTGATAATGCAATGAGTGAATTAATCAAATATTGTAATTATAAACCTGAATATAAAGATAATATAATAAGAGCATCATTAATAGAAACTAGTAAAAACGCAAATAGTGAATATGATTATAGTGATTTATTTTTTCTTAGACTTTATATAAAGAATAACTTCAATATTGATAATATAACAGAATATAGTGATATGGGTAGATTTTCAAGAATTATGAAAGATATGTTACCTAAATTAATGAAACAATATGGTATTGGTAAAACTAATGAATCTATAAGGGATAAAATGATCCCTAAATCAAAAGAAGAAATTGATAGAATTATTGGACAACTTACACCAACTGAAAAATTTATAAAAGGTTATAAAGAAAACTATAAGTGGTTAATGGAATTAGCAATGAAGGAAGGTGTAACAGAAGAAGAAATATGGGAATTATTAATAAAATTTAAAACATTTAATACAGATAAATTACATTTTGGTTGTATGATTGGGTCTCCTAAAATTGTTCAAAAGGCAATAGATATAATTCCTAATCTTACAACAAGATTAAAAGAAGTGTATTATCATGCATTAGATTTAGCTATTCATAATAATAATGTAGAATGTGTAGATTTACTAATAAAAATTAATAGAAAATATTATAATTTAATTGATATTAAAAATAAAGCACAAAAAATGGATAAGAATGATATAATTAAATTAGTAGATGGATATTTAAAAACAAATAATTAAAAATTAATATATAATAAAAAAATAAATAATATTTCAATGATAATTAATTACAATAAATTTAAAAGTCACATTCAAGAAAATACTAAATTCAAAACACACCATGTAACATCAGTGTTAAATGAATTAGTAGATTATAATGAGATTAGAAAATATAATAATATGTTTGACTATACTCAATTAGATCCTGCTGCAACAGAAGAAGATATTATGCAACTTACTGAAAAAGCTAGAATGATTGAACCAGCATCTATTTGTATATTACCTAAAATGGTAGCATTTGGTAAAGAACAATTAAAAGATACTGACATAATGGTTTGTACTGTTATATCTTTCCCTGGTGGTGATAATTCATTACAAGATAAATTAACTGAAACTAAACAAGCAATTGCTGATGGTGCAGATGAAATTGATATGGTATTAGATTATAAAAAATTAAAAGCAAATTGGGAAGGTGATTCAGTAGATGAAGAAACAAGACAATATTTACTTGAAGATATTTCACAATTAGCAGAAGAATGTCATAAAAGTGATATTACATTAAAGGTAATTGTAGAGAGTGGATTATTAGATATTCAACAAACTATATTATGTACTGAACTTTGTTTAGAAGCTGGTGCTGATTTTATTAAAACTTCAACAGGTAAAGTTGCAGTTGGTGCTGAACTTGATAAAGTAAAAGCAATGAAAAATACAATCGGTGAATTTGGTGGTACTATGTTTATTAAAGCATCCGGTGGAATCAGAACAATTGAAGATGTTAAAAAGTTTGCTCCTTATGTTGATAGATTTGGTGTTGGTTGGGGTGCAGTTGATAGTATGAATGGTATAAGTGGACAAGCAAAAAGTAATTATTAAAATATGAAATTAAAAAGATTTAATGAGGAATATGAAGGTTATGATGATGAAAATATGAATTTGAGTCCAGAAGAAAAAGAAATTAAAAAATATAAAGATTGTATTAATGATATAGAATACATATTAACTCATATTAAAAAACAACCATATGATTATGGTGAAGCTGCTGATGAAGCTCTTAGTGAAATTAAAAATTTAATTAATGAAGTTAAAAGAAAATAATTATTAAAAATGAAAAATTGGGAAGAATATTTTGGAAAGTTTGAAGATGTAGATATAAATGAAGCATTTGAAGAACAAGACAACACACCATTAGAAGATTTATTAAGAGAATATGAAGTATTTAATCCAGAAGCTTTTATTAATTACCTTGATGAAAATGGATACAAAATAATTAAGAAATAATATGATAACTAAATTTAAACAATTCGTAAATGAAAATTATAAAATCTTTGAGTTTAATGAAATAACTAAAGATGATATTATCACTATTGATAAATTAGCAGAAATGATATTAAGACCATTAAAAGGTAATATGACACCGGAAGTTGAACAACAAATGTTAAAATATAACATTGAAAAACTTAATCAAATATTAAATGAAGGTGATCCTACATATGGAAAAGGAAATTCAGGTGTTATCAAATTTTTTAATAAACAACTTAGAAACACAGTTGCAATAAAATCATGGGGTCCCGGTACATTTATATTAAATCCAAAGGAAGTAGATTTTATAAAGAATAAAGAATATGCATATTAATACACAAACCAATGTGTATCGTGGATAACAATATGACTATTAATATTTTTACCAAAAAATCCATCTTTTGCAAATTCATTTAAATTATTTTTTAATTGTTTAAGAAAAATATATCTTGTACTATCACATGCAAAATTATAAATAATATTATTATTTTGATTTTGTTTATTTATATGAGATGGAATAGTTAATCTATGAATAGTGTATTTTATATTATTACTTTTTTCAAATGTAAACCCATCTTTACAAATGTAGAATACTGAATTTGGAAATTCATGTACAAGTTTATCTACATAAACTAATGACAATTGTATCCCACTTGTATTGATGAGTTCTAATTTTAAACACATTTTTAATCTATCTATTTCCGGTTTCATGATTTTAAAAAATTATCCACACTTTGTTAGTAAAAGAAATTTTTGCATTATCACTATCATTATACCCCTTCCAATGTTCCGATTTAGACCATTCTAATAGACAATTTTTCATTGTTTTTAAATATTTGTATCTTTCATCATCTGAAACAAACATTAGTCTATCACTCTGTAAATTAGTTGCAGGGAAATTAGTAGGTAATGTTAAAATTTTAGTTTTATAAAGGGTAAGTTTATTACCTTTAGAAATCATAAATCCATCTTTAGATAAGAATGATTTCTTATCTTTATAATTATCAAAAAAATGTTTATTTAAGAGTACTAATACTACCTTTAAGACCTTATCTTCTGATAAGTCAAATCTTAATATTAACTTTGGTGGTTTTGTGTATCCTATCATTTTAAATTAATTAATATATTTTTCAAAATGTTCTTTAAAAATTGATGAAATATTAACATAAACAGTATCATTTACTGGGTATGGGAAAATATTTTGATACCTTACTTTATCTACATCTACTTGATTAAAATAAAATAATTTATCATATGTACAATATGTATCACTACTTGATGGGTTATTAATTATTATACTAACAAAATATCTATCATCATTTGGGTTAATTTTAGGTATTTGTCCATCATAAACATATTTATATCTCCAACAAACATAATCACCTTTTTTCATCCAAGTATAAGTACTTCTGTTATTAACAGAATCAGTAGAAAATGGAAATTGAAATTTCTTAAAACTTAAACTATCAATTTTTTGAATTAATTTTGTTCTGTTATTGATAAGACTATCAATATCATTAGTAATCTTAAATACAACACCATCAATATCATGGGTATATTCTTCGATAAAATAATTTCTTACTTTAACAACAGTATCAAGAGGGGTGATTTCATCTAATGGTGCAGATAGAGTAGTAATAACATCATCATTTTTCTGACAAGATATTAAACAAATTGAAAAAATAAAAAGTAAAATAAATGTTTTCATATGAATAGATTTAATTAATAATGTACAAAGATACATATAATATTTTGAAAAAACAAATTATTTTTACTTTTTTCTACTTTCAGTAAGCATTCTTCTTATTAATTCTTCTATGGTTACATTTTTTAAGTCTATATCATCAACAATAAAAGCATCTTCTAATACTTCTTTAATTACTCTTACATCAATACTTCTTTTAATTCTTATAGGTTTATCAAGTATAGGTGAATCTTCATCATCTTCAATTTCTTTTTCTTTAGGTGTTTCTTTTTTACCTTTAAATAATCCACCTGTTTTACTTCTACTGAATTCTTCTTTTAATGTTTTAATAATACTTTCTATATTAATTTCATTAAATGTAAATGTAAAGTCATATTCTGGTTCACCAATTGGAAATGCATAAATTGATATATTATCATCTAACATTTTAATTCCAACACTTAAATCCTTTTTATTACCAGTTTTAAGTATAATTTCATGTCCTCTATCATATTCAATTTTAAATTCTTCTGGTATATCAGGCATTATTTCTTCTTTGATTCTTTTATATAATTTATCCATAAAAGAAACTTTTTCTGGTTGAGGAAATTTTATATCATCCCATTCATATAACTTTTTAAAATCTTTAAAACTTTTCATAATCTTTTAATAATTTAATAATTTTTTTATTCTTTAATTTAATAGCATAATCTAATGCTTCTTCATTATATGCACCCTTTCTTAATAAAGTATCAACTATATTTGGTCTGCCTAATCCAATTGCGTATAATAACATATTAGTACTTGGATGAACATCATTATCTAATATTAAATGAACTATTGGATTAGAACCAATTGATATTGCGTATCTTAATTCATCATCTTCTGGTTCTAATCCTAATGAAATTAAATATTCAACAACTTCATAACTACCTGTTCTAACTGCAGATGAAAGTATATCACTCCTAAGAAGTTCAACATTATCTTTATTTATAAATAATTTAACCATTTCATAATTACCTGTTCTAATTAATCCATTAACCATAAAATCATCAAATACAAAATATTCTGATAATGATTTAACAAGTTCTAAATTATTATTTTGAATAGCACCATTTAACATCTTTTCATTTTTATCACCTTTATATATTTCATCTTTTTCTTCTTCTGTATAAAATTCACCCATATCATAATCTTCTATCTTATCTAATCTTTCAGAAAATCTTAATTTATCTAATGATTTTTTAACATCCTCTTTAGATTTAGGTGTCATTAAATCTCTAATACTTTCATTTATAAATTGGTTATATGTTTTCATTCTTAATTAGTTTTTTTCCAAATATAGTAATCTTCACCATATTTATTCACATAAGTAAAACTTGATACTTTTGTTATTAAATCTAAAATTTGTTTTTCTTGTACCAATGAATCAACTGCTTCTTTTAATTTTGATTTTTCCATTAAAGTATGAGGTTTAATTCTTATTCCCATATAATCAATTTGTTCTGGTATTTGTGTAAATACACCACTTACTATTTTCTTTACAATATTTTCTTTCATTTTCATTATCTGATGTTTAGAAATTATCATAGCATCAAAAGAAACCCTATTATTCTTTAATACATCTGCTTGAAAATCAGTAATACTATATACACAATATTTAGAATTCTTACTATCAACATATTCCGGTTTAGTTTTGAAAAAAGAAGCAATAATATCCTTATCTTCTTCTGAATATTCTAAATCAGCAAATAAGTATTCTGCTGTAATATCATCACCTTCTAATACAATTGCAGATTCATTTAAAAATTGACTAAATCTTATCACAGTGTTTTCTGATAATTTTTTTGTTTCTACTTCTGACTTTTTATCTAATATAATTTTCTTTAACATAATCTTAACAAATCCAGGATAATCTTCTTCATCTGTGAAATACCTTCTTCCTGCATAATTTATATCATTTAAAAATGTTTTAAATGATTTTTTAATACTTATATATCTTTCAATATCATATATATTTACACCTTCACTTATATATCTTTCAATTAATGTATCTATTGCTTTGTAAATATCATCTTTTGCTTGTCTTTCTAATTCTCTACTTAATGGCATAAAACAAAATATATTTTTAATTATATATTAAAAATTAATATTACAATTTTATCATATCTTATATTTTATATATAATAAAAAATAAAGTTAAGCATTATGTCATTCTTCGAAAAATTTTTAGATTTTATACAACCAACAAAGGCTCAATTAAGAAGTATGTTAGTTGGTTCTGTTGGTATTATTGGTTCTGTATATTTTATTGGTGTTAAAGTAGCTGGTTATCAAGCGACTTTTACTGAAACTAATCAAATAACTAAAGAAAATATAGTTATGATTAAAGAAATTAAAAGTAATATAGATAATTTAAGACTTGAAAATAAAGAAAATATAGATGCACTATACCTTGATATCTTAGATATGAATGCTAGAAATAATTCTTTTATGAATACAAAATTTAATCTCCTTATTGATTATGGTAATAGTAATAAAGGTTTATTAAAGGATATGTTAAAAGTTCAAGATGAACAACAAAAACTTTATGAAGATCAAAAACTAAAAAATAAAGATTATTTAAATCCTCCTTATAAATCTGATACTACAAAACTTAGTATTGGTGTAAAAAAAGCAAATTAATTAAATAAACTTTACTTTTTTTTCTATCTATAAATTAAAAATGATTTTTAATTAATGGACGATAGGGAAAAAAGACAAAGAATCAATGAACTAAGAACTCTTATTGATAATAAAAAGAAAGAAAAAGATTTTGCTAAAGCAATGCAACTTGGTCTTAAGTTAACACTTAATGGAACTTATGGTGCGTTTGCTAATAAATATTTTGTCTGTTCAAATGCAGACATTGCCAATGCCATCACTGCACATGGTAGAGATATCAACCAATTTATGATGGAAAATATTGAAGAATATTTCTATAATGAATGGCACCTTGATAAAAAAGCTCATGATAATTTAGGTATAGAATATTTTGGTAAATACAATGGTAAATATGCAGCTTATACTTTGGATTTCAGAAAATTAGGTTGGGATCATGATTCATTAGAAAGTTTAATGAAACATAAAAATATCAGTATTCATCAGTTAAAAGAAAATATATTTGAACATGATGATATTGAAGTTCTTTATCAATATGATATATGGGATTTTTCAAATGTTAAAGCACTTGATGAAAATCCAATATGGGGTGAACTTGAAGGAAGGAAAAAATATGAAGGTAAGAATCAAGTAGTAGTCTATGGTGATACTGATTCATTATATGTTACTATGTTACCACTTATGAATTCTGTTGGATTTGATAAACCACTTGATGATTTATGGGGAAAGAGATTCATTCTTCATGTTGATGAAGTTTGTATTAAACCTAAATTCAATGAACTATTATATAAATATGCTGAACAATTTGGTGTAGTTAGTTTACATGACTTTGAACTTGAAACAATCAGTAAATCTGCATTATTCCTAAAGAAAAAACACTACTTAAATAATATAGTATATGAAGATGGTGTTCACTATGAATCACTTTCATATTTCTACCCAAAAGGTATTGAAATTATACGTTCTTCCACTCCACCATTTGTTAGAAAAAATATTTATAGAGTTATTAATTATCTATTTGCAAACCCTGGTAATATTAATATTCATGAAGTTCTTAAAATTGTAAAAGAATTAAGAAGAGAATTTGAAATGGCTGATATTGAAGATATTAGTATGACAACTTCTTGTTCTAATTATGCATCTAAATGTTTAGATGATACAGTTACATTGAATTGTGTAAAGGGTGCTCACTTTGGGGTTAAAGCTGCAGCTTTTCATAATCATCTTTTAAATAAGAATTCAGATTTTAAGACTAAATATGATATGATAAAATCAGGAAGGATAAAATATTATTATTGTAAACATCCACAAGGTGATGTGTTTGCTTATCTTAGAAGTTTTCATCCTACTGAAATAGTTGAAAAAGAAAGAGTAATAATTGATATTGATACCCAATTTGATAAATCATTTTTGGTAATTGTAAATAAATTTATTGAAGTTCTTGGACTACAACCTATTAATAAAAGATTATCTGTATTAACATCATTATTTAATTTTTAAATTTAATATATACTAAAAAATAGTATTTTAATAATGATAATTAAATTTAATGAATTTCTTAATGAATCTTTTGATAATAGAAAGAATACTCTTATAGTTATTCAATCACCAGAAGAATATCATAAAATTACAAATGATTTTATTAAGTGGGGGTATGAATATTTTATGGAAGGTGATTGGGATGAAGAAGAATTAGAAGATGATGGTAATTATCCTTTTATAATAACTACTTATAAATTTGATGGTTTTTATATTGATTTAATGGATAATGATAATATTGAAGATTCTGAGTTTGAATATAATTTTTATCATAGTATAGATGATTTTTATTCAGATGTAAATTGTGTTATTTTTCTTAAAAAGAAAGGTGTTATTAAACCGGATTATAGACCAAGAAGAAAATTAATAGAAAATTTAAATGAATCATTTGATATTAAAAAAGAAGTTGTTATTCATATGAACTACCAACTACACTAAAGATGTAGTGGTTTCAAGGTTCACAACCTCTTCTACTGAAGACGACTCCCCTTGTTTTTGTTTTATATCCGACTCAATCCCTGAACCAGATAATATTTTTAATCCTTGATTTAATATATTTAAACTTGCATTTAAATCTCTATTATGATTTGTATTACAAGAAGGACAAGTCCATTCTCTGTCTTTTAAAGTCAAGTCATCTTTAATGTAATTACAGATGTTACACATTTTACTAGATGGAAAAAATCTATCAATCATTATAACTGTTTTATCATTCCAGTTTGATTTATATTCTAACATAGAATATAACTCACCCAATCCAACATCAGCAAAAGACAAAGCCAATTTATGGTTTTTCATTAGATTTTTCACAGCAAGGTCTTCAATACAAATAATATCGTGGTTTTTGACTATTTCTGTAGTAACTTTGTGTAAGTAATCCCTTCTAACATTGGTTATTCTTTCATGTATTATAGCAAGTTTTTGTTTGTAAATTAATCTATTTTTACTTCCCTTTGATTTTTTGGAAAATTGTCTTTGATTATATTTTAATTTTTTAATGTTTTTTCTTAAAGTTTTAATATTTTCATATACCTTACCATCTGAAAGTATTGCTAAATCTTTTAATCCAGTATCAATTCCAACATTAGAATTGGTTTTTTCATATTGTTGGTGTTGAACTTCACAAGTCATAGAAATATAATACTTATTAGTAACAGTTTTTGAAATAGTACCAAACATTATTTTACCTTCAATTTCTCGGTGTAATTTAATTTTAATTCCTTGTTTAAACTTTGGTATCCATAATTGTTCTTCTTCAATTGTTATTGACTGAGGAATTGTAAATGATTGTTTAGTATATTTATTTTTAAACTTCGGAAATTTTGATTGTCTTCTAAAAAATCTATTGTATGAAATGTCTAAATGTTTTAATGTAGATTGTAATGATTGACTATTTATTTCTTTTAACCAAATATAATTCTCATCCTTTTTTAATTGTGTTAAGTTATTTGCATTGTCATGATAATTTAAAGTATTTTTATTATTTAAATATTCATCCTTTCTTTCATTTAAATAATGATTAAATATGAATCTACAAGCACCAAAATGTTTTGATAATAACACTTGTTGATCCTTTGTTGGATCAATTCTAAACTTATATGACTTAAATATTGTTTTCATTATAAGTATATATTAAACTTTAAAAGTCATTTTTTATCAAAAATAATTTTTTTAGTAAAAAATATTAAAACTTTTAATTATTTTCAAAATATAAAGTGTAATTGAAATTCATCCACACAAACTAAAGATTTGTGGGTTTTCTTTCAACTAAAAGATAAATAAGGTAGAAGAATACCATCAAATAAAAGAATATTTAGATGAATGGGGATATAAAGATGATGGTGGTATAAGTGATGAAGATTTAGAAGATGCTATGTATTACCCACTTATAATTGCATTTTATTACTCTACTAAAGGTGAATATATGATTTATATTGATGATCCTTATCAAGAACGATTTGAAGAAGGTGAAGAAGAACATTATTATAATGTGTATAATTCAGTTGATGAATTTTTATCAGATATAAAATGTGTTAATTATGTTAAAAATAAATGTGTCTTAGTTCCAAACTATAAACCAAAAAAAAGAGGATAATTTTCATTATCCTCTTTTTTATTTTAAAAATATTTTAGAAATTTTTTACTGACCTTGATATTAAATTAGCACCATTAGGGAGTTCACTCATATCATAAATACCAGGGATTGATGGGAATATATTAATTCCTGATTTATAATAAGTACTTCCACCTTTAAGTGTACTGGTCCAATAATATTGTTTATTTGTTATATTAAGTTTAGAATTATCTACAAGTGCAGCATTTAATAATTTATGCATTTCATCTAAAGTAGGTTCTTTTTCACAAGAAACCATAAACAATGAAGTAAAAATAACTAATAAGAAGATAATTTTTTTCATATTTTATTTGTTTTTAATTAATAATGACACAAAGATAGATACTATTTTTGAATCTACCAAATAATTTAACAAATATTTAACAAAAAAAATTAAACTTTTTCTTTTTCCTATTATCTTGTATGTAAAGTTTCTGAATAACCATCTTCTAACCAAAGAGTTACAACTTCTTCATGTCCAGAAAAAGTAATAATACCTCTTTCACTAATTTGAAAATTACCTGGTTCATATATTGAAACTATAAAAACTGGTACATCATTTTTAAATACTACATAACCAAATTCATATCTTTCTGATGCCATTTCACATTTATAATTATCACCATTAAACATTATTCCTGCTGAATCTTTTGGTTTATATTTATTATATGTATAAAATTTGACTATGGTTTCATCACCATTTTCAAAATATTCTTTTTTACAATTAATGAACTTAACATCTGATGGTAAATCACCCATTTTAAATTTATTAATAGAATAATCTTTACCTTCTACTGGTTCTGTAATAATATTGAATGATTCATTCATTTCATTAACTTTTTTAATTTTTGCCATATTTTTTATTTATTTTTAATTTTACAATTACAATTACCATCCTTACAATTATCTTTAGGAATAAGTGCCTTAAATACTTGATATATAGCATATAATATTGCTGATCCAAATAAAATTAAAGCACCTACTTCTTGTTCCATTTATTTTAATTCTTTTAATTCTGATTCCATTTCAGATATTCTAATTCCTAGTTCACCAACCTTTTTCTTTTCACCTTCTACAACAGCAGCAGGTGCTCTATCAACAAAATTCTTATTAGATAATTTACCTTCAGTACTCTTTAAAGAAGCTTTAGCTAAATCAATTTCTTTCATTAATTGAGTAATTCTTTGTTGAGTTGGTCCATCAATAGTTTTTTCACTTGTTGTAGGAACACTAACTACAAATTCTTCTAAATCAGATAACCTATTTAAAGTTTCTTCCTTACCAATCATTTCCATAATTCCAAATAATGAACCACCATTACCAAGTCCAGTTAATACCAATCTTACAAATGGTGTAATATCAGAATATTTAAGTTTATTATCTTCAACATATTTTTCAAATGTTGCATGAATCTTATTTTCTTTCCAAGGATTTATATCAGCTAATTTTTCACAAAATCCAAGAATAATATCAGGTGTCTTAACACTCCATTTCTTCATTGTCTTTTCATCAAAATCAGTTGGTCTTTCAAATAAATAATTAACAGCATCATATAATTCCTTAATGAAATTTACTTTACCTTTATTTTCATCAATAACCTTATAAATAAAATCATCACTTTTCTTAATACCCCTTTTTGCTAAAACTTCTTTAAAAGATTCCATTAACTTTTCAGTTGGGGTATTCTTTAAATGTTGTCCATTAAACCATGCAGCTTTTACCGGGTTAAATTTACCACCTGCTTTATTTATCCTTTTAAGGTCAAAATCTTTAATCAATTCTTCCATAGTGTAAATCTCCTTCTCTGTCCCAGGATTCCATCCAATGAACGCTAAAAGGTTAATAACGGCCTCTGGTGTGTAACCAGCTTCCCTATATCCCATTGCAGTTTTTGAAGTATCTTTTGGGTCTGTCCAATTTAAAGGAAATACCGGAAAACCATATTTATCACCATCTCTTTTACTTAATTTACCACTTGGTCCAAGAATTAATGGAAGGTGAGCAAATTGTGGTGCAGTCCAATCAAAACATTCATATAAATATACATGTAATGGTGCTGATGGAAGCCATTCTTCACCTCTGATAACATGTGTAATTTTCATTAAATGGTCATCAACAATATTTGCTAAGTGATAAGTAGGAAGTTCATCTTTCTTCTTCCAAATAACTTTATCATCTAATGTATTAGTATTAACAGATACTTTTCCTCTGATAATATCATCAACTTCAATTGTAACTGGTTTATCAGGATATTTAATTCTAATAACCCAATCTTTATTTTCATCTAATAATCTATCAACTTCTGCATCATCCAATGTTAATGAATTCTTCATATCATTTCTTGTTTCAAAAGAATATGAAAAATTAGGAAGGTTTTCTCTTACTGCTTCTAATTCTTCAGAAGTATCAAATGCATAGTATGCTTTACCATTATCAATTAATTCTTGTACATATTTTGTGTAAATATCTTTTCTTTCAGATTGTTTATAAGGACCATAAGGACCACCTTTAGATGGACTTTCATCAAATTCAATTCCAATCCAATCAAATGCTTCTTGAATATATTGTTCTGCACCCGGAACAAATCTTGTTGAATCAGTATCTTCTATTCTTAAAATTAATTTACCATCATGCTTTTTAGCAAATAGGTAATTGTAGAGTGCAGTTCTTACACCACCAATATGTAACGCCCCTGTAGGTGAAGGCGCAAAACGCAGACGGGGTGGGGTTTTTAAACTTTCATTAAGTTTACTTGATGCAAAATCATTGTAATTTTTAAGAATTTTCATATAATATTTTTATTTTTTAATAGGTTACAAATATATATAAAAATTTCTAATTAAAAAATTAATTATTGATTTAAATTTTAACAGCTCTTGTGGTAGGAATTTTAGTACCATCGACTACATAATAAGTATTGACTTTACCTGAACAATTACATCCGGGTGTTGCATCTACTCTAATAGTTTTTTGGAAATTAAATGTTTCATTAACTCTAAATAATTTATTTTCACTTGATAAATAATTATAGAGCATTTTAATTTTTCCGGATTTGCCAATAATTTCTTCCATATTATAATTCTTCCATTGGATATTCACTATCAAATGACATTATTAATTTTAGAGTTTCTGTATTTATATCATAGGAATTAAAACCATTTTTTCCTTCAAATTCTTTCAATCTTTTATTTAATTCATTCCATTCTTCTAATGATACACCACCCCAAGCATTTTCCCAAAAAGTAATTACTATTTCATTTTGATATTCTTTTGGATAAATTTGGTTTGAATCATCCCATATATCTCTTACACCTTCACCCACACAAGATACTACATGTATTAATCCTTTTCTATCAACAAATAGAGTTTTAAGATCATCATCTATATAACAAAACCCATTTGTTTTAATTTTCTCTTGTTCTTCTTTTGTGAACAAATCATCAATATTCAATTTATATTGTTTAATTTTACTAATAATATATAGATATGGTTTTCCTTCTAAAGATTTTAAAACTTCTTCTTTAGATTTTCCAGTCATTTTATCCCTAACAGATTCATTTGTTTGTAATAATTTTTGAATTAGTTTGGTTGATTCATAATGTGGATAATATTTAATACAAAGTAATACTTCATTATTATTGATATTAGCACCATTTTCAATTAAATATTTTGTCATTTCTGTTTGATTGAATCTAATAGCTGTTCTTAATGCTTCTTCATTATGATTATGAATATCAATACGCGTATCTAATAATATTTTAACTATATCAATCTGACCTTTACTAATAGCAACCAAAAAAATTTTTTTTAGTTCATGATATTGCATACCACTTATAGAATTTTTAATATCTTCTTCTGATTTAGGTGTCATTAAATCCCTAACAGATTCATTAAAAGATTTTAGGTATTTCATTTATTTATTAGTATTTTTAACTATATATTAAAAATTAAAAAAATCTTTTTTAATAAATATGACTATAAATGATAATTAAAAATTAATATATAATTAAAAATAAAATAAACTTATAATGTCAAAAAATAGAGAAATAATAGATAATTTAACTAAAAAAAATCCACATTTATTTAAAGATATTATTATAGATGGTGGATATAATGATTATTTTCCAACATTTGAAGAATTTTTTGGAAAAGATATAAAACCAAATGATACTATTAAAAATTCAGATGAATTAGTTTATGCCAATGAATCCAATAAAAATTCCAAATAATTTCATAAATAATTCTTATCAAGAATTGTATGATTATTGTGTGGAATTTATTAAACAAGATAAAGAATTAATATTTAAAATAAAACCATCAAATATATTATCAATATTAGATCAAATTGATAGTAATTATAAAAAATCAGATGATAGTAAAAAGAATTTTTTATATTTTTTATATAAATATGTTAAAAATAATGACATTAGTAATCCATTAAATTATAGTGATGGTGGTAAACCAAAATTAGGATTTGAATTTTTAAATAAATAATCAAATTTTGGATATGGGATTTTTCATTGTCATCTATCTGAAATTAATCAAAGCATTCTCATATGGTATCCAATAATATTGAATAAAGGTTGGTACATACAATTAAATTATTTACCATATCATCCAACTAATTTTGAATATGAAAATATTGTGAAAAATATTTATTATAAAAATGATAGTGGATTTCATTATAATGAAAGTGATATATTTTTTAATTTGAAAAATTTGTTACCAAATGATTTATATGAAAATAAAATCTTAAATTTTAATGAATTTATTAAAAAATTAATTATTTAATTGGTTTAACTTGATTGAGCTTGTTCAACCCATAGAAATAATCAACAACACGACATTTAACCACACCAAGTTTTTGGGAATTTATACTTGACCCACTTGTTCTTTCTAATAAAGCAGTTAACCATAATATATCACCTCTTTTAATATCTTTAACAACAACAGATGTATCTAATGTGAAAGCTTCTTCAATTTTAGTTAATTCTTTTTCATCAGTAATTAATCCGGTTACTTGAAGAATAGTAATAGGTTCTTTAATTTCTTCATAAGTACCATCATCTAATTTAGATAAGGCAACAATATCATTGGATAGGTCTTTAAATTTTTTAATTTTCATATTATACTTCTATATTTTTAGATACTTCTTGTAATGCATGTTTCACTTCATCTGGATCAAGATGGGTTAATGCACTTTTAATAATAAAATCTAATTGTCCAGAAAAATGTTTATATCTTTCTTTTGATGTAAATATTGTTTCATTATCATTCATATTATCAATATCAAAAAATTCATTTACTCTTTTAATTTTCATTTTATTAGTTATTATTTTTTAAACATTCATTCTTAAATATTTTTCTTTAAATATTCCATCATAATCTTCTTCTGTTAAATCATTAAAATTACCCATTCTAATAGTTTTATTATTCCAAGTAATTGTAAAATGATAATGACTTATAATTTCCCATATAACATTATATTTTGATTCTAAATCTAAAGTTAAGAATAAATCTAATAATTCTTTTTTATCATATTCATTATAATTCATATCAATAATATATCTTAATTTTTTTTCAGGTGATAAACTATCTATTATTTGTTTAATGTCTTCTGACATTATTTTATTTTCTTCATCTGTAAATACATCTTTTAAGTTATATCTTTTTATTTTAATAAATTTTTTATCTGGTGATAAAATAGCTAAAGATTTTTTTATTTCTTCTTTTGATTTAGGAATCATTTTATCCCTTATAGATTCATTAAAAGATTTTAGATATTTCATTAGTTAAATGGTGTATTTTTCTTAATAATAACAAAATTTTGTTGTTCAATAGATTTTTTATAATACTTTTCTAATTTCCCAATTACTTCATTCTTTTCAATTTCATCCATATGATAAACTACATCCCCATTTATTGAAATTTTTAATTCTGTTCCGTTATAACTGAATAAGATAATATCTTTATTAGACATATGTAATCTTAATTCAATATTTTCACCAACTACACCAACTATTTTAATTGGTCTTAAATATCTTTCTTTTACTTTTTGATACATAAAAGATAATCTATCAACTAATTCAGATACAAAGACATCATCTTTACCTTCAATAGCATATTGAATATTAAAATCTTCACTTTCAAATAAAAACTTTTTAAAATTATTAACCATTTAATTTACTTCTTTTTTCTTCATATTTCTTAATTAATGAATTGTAATTATTTTTAACTCTTTCAAATATTCTAATATCAGAGAAACTTTTCTTTTCATATTTTTTAAAATAATCTTTTACTACTCTTCTTCCTTTATATAAATGATTTTTACTAGTCATATTTTCTAATTTTTTATAAGATTCTTCATAATCATTATCAATTTCAAATACATAAGATTCTGCTACTATATTATTATCAATAATAACACCAGGTCTTTTAGTAGATGCAATTGCTTCTCTAACTGTTAATCCATTTTCCCAAGCTGATTGTAATTCTTCTTCATGGTCTTGTATAAATGCTTCACCATATCCTGTTGGATGATTGAAATCATGTTTAATTGCACCAATAACATCTTTTAGGAATTGTTCAAGTGAATCCTTTGGTTCAGTTTTTTCTTCATTGATGAAGTCTTTAAATCTTTTCATTTATATAATATATTTTTTATTATATATAAAAAAAGGATATTAATTTTTTATTAATATCCTTTATTATTTAAAAATAATATACTATTCATTTTTTCTCATTTCTTCTTCTCTTTCTTCTTCATCAATAACATCTTTCACATAATTTTTTATCTTAATATACTTATTATATTTTTCTATGGTACTTCTTTCAGACTTAACTAATTCATCAAGTTCTTCTTTTAGTTTATAAACTTTTTCAACTTCATAATCCATACTATCATATTTTTCTAAGTCTTTAATCCATTTTTCAATTGTATCTTCATAACTAAATAATTCTTCTTCCATCATTGGAATATTTTGATTTATGGTTTTTAATTCTTCATAACTATTTTTAATAGTAGATAAGTTATCTAATAGTGTAGATACAGATGCATAGATATCTTTGTTACCAATATTTTTTTCTATTGTATCTGATATACTTTTCAATTCATCTTTATCTATTTCATTAGTAGATTTTATTTGATATTCAGATAATTCTTTTTCTAATGTATCAATAAGTTTTAAGTATTTTTCTGCTTCTTCTAAATACTTATTTTTTTCTAATGCAATATCATGATGATAATTAAATTTATTTGCTTTCCTTATTAAGTATTTCAACTTATCTGAGTGTTTTTCTAATTTATCAATTAAATAAGATTCATTAGTTGGTGTTTTTGTAATACTTAATTTACCCATATATTTTTCAAATTCAAGTTTTACATTTCTTAAATATTCTAAATCATCCGGATTATTTAATTCTGAATCAAGTTGTTTAATAAGGTCATCAATCTCTTTTAAAAAACCAATTGATTTTTTTCTTAAATTTTTTAATTCAATATGTCTTTTACCAAAATATAAAAGTACACCACCAATAAATAATGTTACATATATAATTTCTAATGTTTTGATTATATTATCAATAAGTATTGCTCTATCAATATTATGTTGTATATAATCAATCTTAACTTTATTTGATGATGCCATTACATTTTGGGGTACAATACCCAAGTTAACCAACAATATAAATGCGGCTAACCAATTTTTTAAACTTTCATTCATTGATTCTGTGTTATTAAATTCCTTATATTCAATTAAATATTTCATATTTTTTTAATTGATAATATTTTAATTTCTGCTCTTTGTCTATCATCCATACTATGAACTGACCTATACGAATAATATTTAATACTTTCAATACATTCTTTTACATAGTTAAAAACATTATCTTCAGTATCATAATCACCATCATGGTATTCATTATACTTTACTTCAAATGTTTCATTTTCATATTTACAATTTGTTTGTGTTAATTTTACATCACTATTTACAAGTGGATTATTAAGACTATATTTATCTAATCTTACATAATCCCCCCATCCCATATTGGTTTTTTGTAATGCAGATAACAAAATTCCTTTTGAATCAATGTCTATTGAACCAACTTCAAATAACACATTTATTTTAAATGTATCATATTTTTCATTTTTATCTTCATTCACAAATTCATTAAATTTAGTTTTCATATTATTACATTATTTTATTTCATCTATATATTTATATAATGATTTTAAATATTCTCTTCTTTTATATTCTGGATTTATCATTAAATAAACAATATAACAGAAATATAACATCTTATTAATTATCATATTTTGGTCTACAACACCACCAACATATCTAAATTCAACATATCCTTCTTTTTTAATTTTAGAAATATTGAATCCAAAATGTTTAAATCCATATTTCTTCATAGTTTGAAGAATAATTTTCTCCATATACTTTTCAGTATTTTCTATATTGGATAAATCAATTTTAGACTTATCAAGTTCCAACTGATTAAAAATACTATCAGTAAAATTAGTGTTCATTCTCCAAATCATATCTTTAAATACAAATGGAATACCATCTTTCTTAACATCTTTTAATAGAACCATTCCTTTTACAATATTCCAATTTGATCCTTTATCAAATCCAATATTAATATGTAATCCTGTTTTCTTTGTAAACTTCCAATACTTTTGTTTATTAAAATCTTCAAAGAAATCATTTAAAAAATGTACTGCATTATTTAATCCTTGAATATAAGTTTTTTGTTTGATTTCAATTCCTCTATCTAAGGTTAAATCAAGAACAAAATCTAAAGTATTATTATGTTTTTTATAAAATACTGGTAGATGTTGTATTACTTTCTTTTTTAAATAAACTAAATAATGATTTTCATAATAATCGGTTGACCTTTCATCTTCAACTCTTTCATAAATATCTTGAAAGATTGTATTTGCATAATATACAATAATAGATTCTAATTTATCAGTATATTGTTCCCATTCTAATGTAGTATCTATTGTTTCTTCATCATCATTAAAATCAACAAGATTAGTAAGTTCTTCAATAAAAAATACTTTTTCTGAATAATCTATTTTTTGGTCTTTTAAAATCATAGATAGTTTATCCCTTAATTCATCAATTAAATCTTGTTCATGAATGATAGCATCAACTTTAGGATCTGTTGTTTCTAATTCTAATTCAAATGCAATTGTAAACTTATCAGATATGTCTGATGAAGTAATTAAATTTAAGTCCTTGCGGTTAAATTCTAAAAGGAAATTAGAAAAATTAGTTATCATTCTTCTATATATTAAAATTAATATTTAACTACTAAACAAGACTTATTATACTTCTTTGCTAAACTTATACTATGTGCAGTGCCTTTAGAAACTTCATCCCATATAGCCACTACTGCATCAGAATTTTTAATAATATCTTCATTCCTTAAAAATCCTGCTTTCTTACCATATTTATCCCAATCAGGAATGAAGATAAGTGTTTCAATACCATTTTCTTTTGCCCATTTTTCACCTAAAGAATCAGCTCCTTTGGCACCACCAGATACAATACAAGTGATTGGTTTTCTTAAATGTATAGCATTTAATTTAGATTTTAATAAATCATAATCATTAAATCCCCTTGAACCTACTACTGCTAATTTCATTTTAATATCCAATTAAATTTAAATACTTTTCAATAACAATGTCATGATTAAATGCAAATTTATAATTATCTAAATCAAGAATATTACACCAAACAACATCTTCAACTTCATCTGGTTCACAATTTTCATTTGTTAATTCAGGTAGTTTATCACAAGATATAACACAACCATATCTTAGTGCAATATTCTGTCTGTTTTCACTTGGATGTGTATTAACAAACCAAGGATGAACTAAATTATTAACAATAATTGATTGTTCAGGTAGATAAACACCAGTTTCTTCCCACACTTCTCTATAAGAAGCATCAGTTCCATCTTCATCTCTATCGAGATATCCACTGGGTATATTATATAGACCTTTTGCATCAGGTGCACCCTTCCCTCTTTGTCGATCACCCAGGCCCGCAATCTGGCGCGCGGACTGTATCCCGTGCGGTTGGAGACGGAAGGGTTGGAAATGGCCGTGCGCGAGTTGGCGTCGAACCTCGGGCAGCGCTTCGGAATCCCA